TTTCAACTTTTACGCCGCTAGGCCGGTAAATGGTTGCGGACATGTTTAAAACGAACAGTATATAGGCAGTAGTTTAGAGCAGAAAGCCTTAAAATAACTATTAAACGCGTAAAAAAAAGTAAAATGCCAAATCCAGGAGCATTAGCAGGACGTTTTGCAGGAGGATTAATAAAAGGACTGGTTCCTATTGTCCCAGACCTATATGCCGTATACGCAGAATTAAATAATCCTGCAGAAAAAAACGCAGCGCAGCGACGTTTAAACGCACTAATAATCGGTGGTGGAGGAGCAGCTGCAAGTTTAGCTGTAGCAGGTACAGACGCTATCCCTGCAATTGCCGAAGGAATTATTGAAGGAAGAAGAAATATGGGACAACCACCGTCAGGTCCGGAAAAATTACAACAACTGCAAAACTGTGTTCCCGCATTAAACGTTGACAATCATTTAAGAAATCTTTCTTACTCCGCGGGTAAATCTGCTGGAATAAGTAGCACTTTTGAGCAGGATAATGTTAGACGGCTTATTAGCGAAGCCGCAAAACAATGCGGAGCTTTTGTGACTCCTGGAGAACGTTCAGGAATGTACCCCAGTGCAGTAAGAGGAGGGAGCCTTAATTTTTAGGTTTATGTAGCTTCATCTCTTGAGTAACAGCGGAAATAAAAGCTCGCCGGAGTTCCCAAGTATCTCCGCCTTCCTCGCCTTTTAAAGGATTAATACACTTGGGATCATTAACTGTGTTGCAAACTAAACCGGCAAGATCTAATTCATTTCCCTTGTAACCTGTGCGCCACATGTGAACCCCGTTTAACCACGTGGCACCACAACGTTCGCACTGTTTTCTCTGTATGTTTAAATCCGACAATTCGCGTTCTTCCACAGAAATACAAGAAATGTTGAATTACTGCACAAATCTGACACAAAAAAGCTTACTCGTCTACCACAATTAATACTAAACGCGTATCTCAGAGCAAAAAAACCCCTTCGAAGAGGGGGCAGAGCTTTCCGTCTGAAATTTATCAGGCGACCTCTAACGTAGTAGTATCTACACCTATGACAACCTCCCGAAAAAATGGATCCGCAGGAAAAGCACCCGTTGTTTCGAACTTGGAAAGATATGTGTGCTCGATGCACGAACCCAAATAACGTAGCGTATCAAAAATGGTATGGAGCAAAAGGGATAACGGTGTGTTTACGTTGGTCAAAAAGAAACAAAAAAGGAACAAACAGAGGGTGGGCGCCAGGGTTCATAGCATTTGTGGAAGATATGGGGTCGAAACCTTCTCCAAAACACCAGTTAGACCGGATAGATTCGACAGGAAACTACGAGCCAAATAATTGCCGGTGGGCCACAACATCAGAGCAGGCTTCAAATAAAAAACCGTATAAAAGATGTTCGGTACAAGGAGAAAAAAATAAAAACGTAATAATGACCGAAGAATTAGTAAAAAAATTAAGAGAAGATAGAAAACAGAATATAACTTACGATCAGTTAGCAGCTAAATATGGTATCTCAAGATCTACTTGTTGTCAAATAGTAAATAAGAAGACTTGGACACACATATAAAAAAACCCCTCCCGTAGGAGGGGAATTAGTGTCACAGAACAATCACTGCGGACTGGTCGAGGTGTAGATCGAAGACTCGGTAACACCGCCAGGCTGAAGAGCCAGGTCGTCGCGCTCGGGAGCGGCATCGGGAACAATCCAGCACACTTCGCAAATTGCGAGGGCTTTGTTGCTACCAGCCAACGAGTTAGCGGCAGCACGAGGATCGTAGATACCCGAAGCTTGAGTCAAACCTGAAGCTACAACACCACCGCGGTTGGCAGTAGTGAACAGTTTCCAGGTAGTGGCAGCAGTCAGGACAGACAAGCTGCTGGAGTTAATTTGGTTTGTAGACCTGTAGCTACCATTCGCAATTCGCGAATTGGAACCAACAAGAGTCACACCAAATTGACCGGACACCACGGTGCCATCGGACCTCAGACCTGTATTCACAGCGGGAATCAGAGTCAGGTTAGGAGTAGCGCTGCCACCGGCAACACCACTACTAACAACATCGCCACCGTCAACACGGAGAGATGTGCGGTACACGAAAGCGCCAGAAGGAACCTCAATACCATCGGTAATATCCGCCCGGACATCCTTTTGGAAGTCAGGAGAAGGAATAATAACGTTGGCGTTCAGGAAAGGCTGGTTAGCACCGTTCTGACCGGAACCGTAAGGTTGGGTGTAGTAAGACAGTTGGTTAGAAGTACCAAGAGCTTGGTAGCTAAGGTCTACATAACCAATTGCTTGCTGAGCAATAAAACCAGGCTGGAAAACAACACCAACAGGACCGCCAATGGGTTGGTTGGTGAGGTTTTGAGAAACGCCATTGGCGTTGTTGTACTGAATGGTCTTTTCTTCGTGCCAGTAACGAAGAACATTCGTGTAGTTACCAGGATAAATCTTGGCAACTTGAATCTGGTTAGGATTGACAGTCATTGTTAGTTACCTCCCTCAAGCGTCGAAAGAGTAGGCAACAGTAACGAAGTCAGCGTTCAGAAGTTCGAAACCTGCGTACAGGCTCCAAATCATCATGATGAAACGGCTGAAATCGTCGTTGTTGTTTAACAACACCTGAGCGTTGTTACCGCCGATACCCACACCAACGGACTGAGGACCAAAGAACATACCGATTGCAGCGTTATACGCAGCAGCGGTACTTGCAATGGTTGCTTGTTGGGTTTGGGTAGGCATGTTGGTGGATTCGAAGAAGCGAACGCCTTCGAAAACAAAGCCCGTAGGCATGATCGGTTCGCCAGCCACGAAGGTGGCTTGACCGAAGCCCTGACCCATGTACAGAGCAGCGTTAGGCTGCATTGCCGACATGAGGGGGTTGATCTGACCGTTACCGGGGTAACGAGCAACTTCACGGAAGTCGCTGTTCTGACGCAGGTGCATCAGGAAGGTCGGATCACAAACGCAACGATAGAAACCGTCCTGGTAGGTCGGAGTGTTGCGCTTACGCAGGGACTTGACCACGCGGAGGAGGTCGTCCTTAATGTCGAACTTAGCTTGCTCGGCGTTGGTATAGCTGAGGCTACCGGTGGCGAGATCGCCAGGGAAGTAGTAACCACCTTGGGTATCCGAAGATTGACCCTTAGAGACAGCTTTCAGGAGTTCGTTAATGAACACCCGATCGCGCCAACGACGATAGTCATCCAGCAGAGTCAGCGAACCGATCGACTGGTGGAAAGTGGTGAGGTTACCAGTGTCCAGCAGAAGACGCTGCGCGGTGATCAGAGTCTCGCGAGCAATCTTGAAGGTGCTGGGCTGGGTGGGATCGGACGGGTCCGCAGGACCGGTGTACTCACGAAGAGTAACCAGCACTTTATCCTTGACAATATTCCGACTGTTAGCAGTACCGATGGTCTGCTCAGCAGTGCGTTCCCGAGATTCTTTGGAGCCGGGGTTACCGAAGAAACGGTAACGATCCAACTGAACCGTCTGGCCGGGTTGTTTTGCCTGAAATGCTTCGATAAGCACCGTGAGGTTCTTTATCCTCACGTAACATCAACTTAAGGACGTTGATGAGTAGACTATATCATCACCCACAGCAAGAATTATCTTCTGTTTGGGTGTTCCGCGCTCGTGTCACCTTATCGGCTTCTACAACAAATTTGTTGCGGTCAGCCTCGCTCCACTTTGACTTACCTCGATTAGTTCGAGTGTCGTAGCGAAGGTCGAACTTGTAGCTCATGGCTTTACATCCGTATGGTTTTAAAGCCTCTACGAACAAACGAGCTTGAGTGCCGTTACCACGAAGATTCCATTTATTTGGACCCTTCGTTTTCATCGGCTCCCTCGGAGTTAATGAGGCTCCGGTTAAGCTCTCGATCCAATCGGACACAAATAAAGCTGTGTCATAAGGAACGTATAAAGCCAGCTCTACAATACGCTCCCGTACATAAGGTTCTCCTGTTTGCGTGGATTGACCACGTTTGCGAAGATGGAGGTTTCCGTCGTCCATATAAAGAACGGTTAATCCCTCTAAGCCGATATCCCGTAAAAAAGAAGGTGTGAGCACCTTTATTCCTTGTGGATACAGCTCCTTATATAAAGGAAGCAGTAGCTCTTGTTGATTAGACCACCACTGACAACCAGGAAAACTTCCTGATTGGCTTGTGCAGACTCTATCCTTAATTGGCTGTTTTATTCCAAAAATTCTGTTTAAGCGTCCCACTTTCCAGCGGAGATACTCAAACTGTTTTTTGGAATGCGTGAGCACGAGATTCGGATAAGTAACTTGATGCCTTAGACATCCGTCACCTATACAAACACTTTTAAGGAACGAGCGGTCGCTTCGAGAGAGCATTCGAGCAGTGTTAGTCGTTGAACCTTCCAACCATTTCGGATTGGCTTGGCTGCTGATTGGCCTCCCTTACGGGTCCGGCTTTCCAGCAATTCACGGAATTGTTCGACCGAGCTTTCACTCGGAAGTTCCCAGACCTTAGCAGGTCAAGAAGTCATGAACAACCACAGGTTCCGCAGCCATCTCAACGATGTATGCGGGGTGAGGACGGTAAAGTTCTGCACCAAGAATCTTCGGAAAATCGTTATCGATAAACATCGATAATCCTGAAGAAACTACATATAAATCTTAGCCCTTAACGTAGTCAGTCAACTACCTGCTGTCGCATTTATAGCGTTAAATGCTTTTCTGGTTTGAACTATTAACACCAGGACTAAATGTGCGCACAAGATTTCGCACACCTTCCCCTAGCACACCATAAACTGAGCCGTAATTAGGAACGTAACGAGTGGACCTACCTCGGTACATATTTCTAATTACAGTACTCATTTGACCAGGCAGGTCAGATCGTACAGCTTCTGAAAAAGTTTGGCAGTACACAGGTTGATGGTATTCCCAAGCAGCTCGGGAGCCAGAAGTATCGTTTGTAGGGTTAGTAAGCATTGGAAACTTAACCCTTTGATAAGAGTTAGGTCCACCAGTGCTTCCTTCTGCAGCGGTATTATTTGCCGGTGTCTGGAACGGATCGTAACGTTGGTTGTCAGGAACAGCAGCACCAAACCATGTATATGTTCCAATATCTCGTAAACCAGGTTGAGGACCAAATGCAGTTTGAACTGTGGCATTAGCCACGCTGTAAAGCGCCTGTCCGCGATATCCGGTATAGGCATCTAAGACACCCGATCCGTGCGGAAGAACATTTTGGTAGTTAGTCCAGTATCCAGAAACAGCAGGAGGAACAGCTCGCCACTCAGTAGTTAAAAAACCACTGATATTGGGAGGTCCTTTTGGGATAGTTCCAAAGTCTGCACCCTGATCATTAACCCCGTACCAAGATTGCTGAGCAAGCCCAGAAGGAACATAAGCGCTAGATACGAGTGTGTAGGTATTTGTAAGATTTAAATCGTCAGC